AAAAATCAAAAAAAACAAAAAAAAAACAAACAAAAAAAAAACCAATTTTCCCACCCCTTAAGTAACAAAAAAACATTTCCACCCCCCCACCCCCCCCCCCCCCCCAAAAAAAAAAAAAAAAAGAGGAGATAGGGCAAGTCCAGACCAAATATATATAAAATACTATTAACTTATATAAAAATTGATATTTTATTGTAATAAACACAATGAGCGGCCCTTTATACTTTAAACCTACTTGCAAGAATGTTTCTCCAGTTAAATTAGATTTTAAAGATGTTCTTATTACTCCAAAAACTTTTAGTCATATTAGAACAAGAAAAGAAGTATGCGATAAAGTTAGATACCATTTCAAATCATCTAACAGAACATGGAAGGGGGTCCCGATATTTGCATCTAATATGGATTCGATTGGAACTTTAAAAATGTATGGAAAACTTCATGAACATGAAGTAGTTACATGTTTCCATAAAAATTTAAATAAAAAACTTTTAGAAAATGATTATGATTTAGACAAAAATCTATACTCCATAAGTACAGGAATCAATACTGATGATATAGAAATACTAAAAGAAGTTATGGATAAATATAAACCTAAATTCCTCTGTATTGATGTTGCAAATGGATACATGATGAAATTCTTAAATACAGTCAATTGCCTAAAATCAATGTACCCAGATACCATAATAATTGCTGGTAACATAGTAACACCAGAAATATTACCAGAACTATCTATTGCAGGAATAGATATAATAAAATTAGGTATCGGATCGGGAAGTGTATGCACAACAAGAATCAAAACAGGCATAGGATATCCACAATTATCATCAATTTTAGACTGTTATGAAACAGCACAAAAATACGATATTAAAATTATGTCAGATGGAGGGATACAAACACCTGGGGATATATGCAAAGCCTATGCTGCAGGTGCAGACTTCGTAATGCTGGGAAGCATGTTTGCAGGTCATAAAGATACAAGTGAACAAATTATAAATTCTAATGGATGTGAATATGCAGAGTTTTATGGAATGTCGTCGCAAAAAGCTAACAATATATACAACGGGGGATTGCAAAACTACAAAACCGCAGAAGGAAAAAGAGTTATGGTAAAACTCAAAGATAGTGTAGACGATACTGTAGAAGATATTTTAGGAGGAATTCGTTCTTGCTGTGCATATGTCGGGGCATGGAATCCTTCTGAAATATATCAAAAAAGTAATATAATTAGAGTTCAACATCAAGTTAATGATCAATATCTATAATTTTTGGGATCCAGCAAAAATATGGAAAACATGGGTAAACCATTTTACCCAAATTGTCCATAACATAAATTTCAAAAAATTAATTTAAAAAAGAAAACATTATTAATGTAAATACTACAACAATGAATAAAATAAACATACAAAAAGACAACGAAAAAATAAGAGAAACTCTCAATAAAGCCCTTGACAAACAATTTAAAAAAGGTATAAAAAAATATGGTCACGGGGTAGATGTTAATCAAAATAATATTGATTGGATAGAAGAAGCAATTGAAGAAATTATGGATGCCCAAGTATATCTAGCAGCCAAATTAATTCAACTAAGAGAAATTATGTCGAAGAAGATGGAATAACATATTTATCTCTAAGCCAATAATCAATTTTATTTAAATTAACTTTATTATTTTCGCTACAATCAGTCATAGCATCTCTTAAATATAAAACAAAACTCATTCTAAATGATTTTTTAGGATCATCTAGATGAAGTTCGGTATTACAGTGCCATTGATGAACATCCATCAAAAGAAAATCACCAGGTTTAGCTTCTATAGCAACCCCCCACTGTGGAAAACCCAACCAACCACCCGTCCATCCATTACCAACAACAATGAGATTACCCATACCTTCGCAATAATCACCCGTGTCCAAATGACAAGCCGTACGCCAATTATAATTAATTGTAACTGTTGTAAAAACAGTATTAGGTATTCTAAGTTCTTTTGGAACTTTTTGTATTCTATTGTGTTGTTTATTCCAGTGTGGTTTACTCAGATTGAAATATAAATCGTTACATCGTTTCAAAAAAGGTATGCTATCTTTCCATTTATCACCTTTATTTAGTGTAAAAGCAGTTAATCTACATGCTAAATTAGTACCTAATTTACCCTTATGTTCCCTTCTAGGACGATCATAATACCCAGCTATATTACTTTGAGTACTATTTGCCTCGCTCGTACCACCCTTCCAAACCCTAGTTAAACCATTTTTCATTAATCCACCAGCAGCACCTCTATTAGGATGCTTTTGTTTAGCCATAGTTTTATAACATTTAATTACGGCATCCTGTAATTCCGTGGATATTACATTTTTTCTAAATTTAAATAATAACTTTTTAGTACCTTTATCCATATACCATCCATCGGTATCTTCGGTAATTTTATATTCAAAATGACCTAGATTGTATAATTTACCTTTATTATACTTCATTTCATTATCATTAATTATTTTTTTATACACACAGGTTTTTACAACCATATCTAAGTGCTACTATTAAAAAATAATAATTTTTTTGAATCATATAAACGGAGTTAATCACCAACTACACTACTACTACAAGAAGAAGAACGACTATATGCAGTAGTGTGTATTTTCCATGTCCCTCTAGTAGTCTGCCAATAATAAACAGTATCATCTTCTAAAGTATTATTATCATTTTTTTTATTCCAAGGTTCTCCCCAAGTTACAATACCCAACGTTCCATCGCTCATTATTTCAACTGTAACATCGCAACAATAATTAACATCACTAATTTTAAGAGAAAAACTGTTTAATTTTTTCAAACGAGAAGACTTTTGATGGGTAGTACATATTTGTATATTCTTAACCTGATTATCCATATAACCTCTATTCTCAATTAACCACTGTTTAATGTTATCTTTAATATTTTTCTGTTCATCCCTAGACAAAGAAAAAATATCATTTATAAAACAACTAACGTCATCTAAAGTAATTTCATAATGATTTAAGTTAGTCTGAACATAGGTATGAAAAGGATACTTAGAACGCATATATTCTTCACATATAGACTCATTAAGAAACTCAATATCCTGGGAACCTATTTTTACAATACTACTACAGTGTTTTGTTAGTAAATCGTAATCTTCTGTTGACATATGGATTTGTCCATCTAATAGATTGGAATAATGTAAAGGATAAATAGTTTTCTTTAAAAAACAAGGAGTTAAATTAAACAACGAAGGCAAACGATACAAATATTTATCAAATGGTAACTTTCCAGTTGACAAATCTACCAAATTATCCATAGAAACTAAACTATTATTCCAATGAGTTACATAGACATAACCTTTAGTAGGATCATTCATCATTTCAAGAATATTTGTTTTATTCTCAAAAGTAACCACATTAAACCCCTTCTGTTTTAATCCTATAATAAGCTTATCTAACTTATCAGTATAAAAAGACAAATAAACCCTATCATTCGGAGTTATCAATTTAATAATATTAGAAATATTAATCAATGAATTTCTAATAATTTTTTCATCACATTTTTCAAAAAAATCAAACTCCCCATCCTCACAAATCTTAGTAGACAAATTTAATTCTTTGTAAAAACTTCTATTACTATTACGACAAGTAAAAAAGGTAGAACAATCTTTACACAATTTATTTACAGAATTAATAAATTTTTTATTTTTACCAACCCACACTAAATTATCCAATATCCAATCAAACGAACTAAAAAACACACAATAATTCTTTTTAAATTTTTTAGAAATATTTAAAAATGCATATGGAGTTACAAATTCAACATTACCCCCCCCTTCGTCATCCTTCAAAGCCAATTCAAATTTAGAATTACCAATTACACCATTAAAATATTCCAATTGTTGAACCAACTTATTCTTACTCTCACCACCCAAACCAACAACAATAATATCCAATGATAAAAAATAATAACGATACCATAAAGAATATAACACCTTAAAAAATTGCGTATATTCACTATGATAATTGTATATAGTTGAATGATGTTTTACTATATTATCGATTTTTAGTGATAAAAATTTTTCATTTATTTCGTAGAGTTTGGTTAATGATTCTGTTCCTTGTTTGAAACGTTCTGTACTTATTTTTTTAACTTGCAATAACATTCCATTTTGGAATATGGTAACTCCGTTTGTTAATTGGTCTCTAGAATAAGGAAGCTCCATAGAGAAACAATAAGCTTAAGGACGGCGATGTTTCTTATTTGATACTACCTATAATTCTTTAACTTATTTATTTTTTGTAATAAAATATTTGATTATATTAAATATGAAAAACGGATTTGGGTCAACGTTGATGCTAAGGTATAAAACCCAACCTCCATACCCCACTTCAAAAAAATGCAAAAGAGGTAGTTACAGATTAGGTAAAAATTGTAAAGAGTGTTGTTTAGTCAGTCAACCAATTGGTTTCCGTCGTTGTTTTAATCGTTGTTCGTCTTCGTTTGGTTCTATTGGTATTAAGGGTAAATTAAAATTATCCATACAAAAAAGAAAGATAATATCGAAAAAAATTACTCAATTGCTTGATAAACCTCCTGTATTTTCCTCTAAAAGTTATACTATATTTCCACGATCGACAAAAACAACCGAAAAATTAAAAAGATTGGGTGGAATGTATTTAGATGAAAGTAAAAAAATAAACGAATACAGAAAAATATTAACAAAAAAAACATCGCGCCTAAATAAATTTAGTAAAAAGAGAAAACCTAGAAACATTCCCCCTCCATTAAGAAAAATTCCAACAGGTTCTAAAAAAATAAGATACGGTTTGGACAAACCAGCTGGTTTAAGACGTAAAGCAATAGCAGCTGGTATTAATTCTGAGTCTAAAAAGAGAAAGATCTCTAAAGTAAAAGCAGCCCAATCAAAAAAAGGTAGACTAAATGTTTTAAGAATTTATCGTAGAAATTCAAATCCAACAGCTTGTCGTAAAATAACTATGGATATGCGTTGGATTGATCGAACATATCTACGTTCAATAAATGGAAAAACTTCAAAAATTTGTTAAATTACAATTAGCTAACCGTAATAATATTGTTTAATAATACTATGGAACAATTTGTATTAGTTTGCAAGCCTATAGTAGGATTAAATAATATTTTACATACTGAAACTTGTCGTCCAGCGATAGTTCGTTGTGTTCCCAAACAAAATTGCACAATAAATTTAATAGTTTCCCCTCCATTAAACAAACCCATAAAAATAGGAAACACTAATCTATGCGAATTAAAGGAATTCGAAGAAAACAAAGAAGATTTTCAAGTCTATCAAGATGTATTTGAGTTGAACGATCACAAAGAGCAAGATCAGGATTATCATGAACTTCCATAAATAATCCATCAACACCAAGAGCTATAGCCATCTTACCCATCCACGACGACATTTCTCCTTGATTATCACCTATATCACTAGTTCTCCCCCCAGGTTTTTGCAAACAATGGGTAATATCCATACTAACAAGGTTATTAACACTCTTCAACCATATTAAATTTCTTGGATCAACAATAAGATCTCCATATCCCCATGAATTACCTCTCTCACAGAGAATAACATTTCTATTACCTGCGATAAAAATCTTATCCTTAGCCTCATGCATTTGCTGGGCAGTACAAAACTGTCCTTTTTTAATATGAATAACCCTACATGTTTTAGCAGCTGCCACTAACAAGTCAGTTTGACGACACAAGAAAGCAGGGATTTGAATAACATCGGCTACTTCAGAAACAGGTTGGGCTTGCCAAGGTTCATGGATATCAGTAGCTATGAGAACACCAGTTTTTTCTTTCACCCTTCTCAGGATATCTAACCCAGTGGTCATATCCACTCCTCTATAACTAGTATGGGATGTACGATTTGCCTTATCCCAACTAACTTTAAACACCCACACAACATCATAATTTTGAAATATGTTCTTTAACCTATTTGCCATAAAAAGGGTATGTTCATAGGACTCAATAACATTGATTCCACAAAAAATAAAAAATTTTCTATTAAAAGTATGTATATTTATCATGGTTTTAAAACTGTATTAAAGATATTTACACTCTTTAAATAAGATAACTTTATACTTCACGATGGTTGACTATAAATCTATAGAGATGGATATTTTTAAATGTTTTGTTGATTCTCCAAGTCCTCTAAGTATTGTAACAATTGCAAAGAGGCTTGGTATTAAGAGGGCTGATGTTCTTAAATATTGTTCTAAAACCTCGTACATTGAGAGGGTCAACCCTCTAGAAGTTGGTAGTCAAAAGGAAAAACTTAATGTATTTAAGTACGTTGGAGATAGATAAAAAAAAAATAATTAATAATTAAAAATGGATAATTTAAGAGAGCAAGTAGAACTTGAAATGAAGAGGGCTTGGTGGGACATTTTAAAAGAAGAAATTTATTCCCAACCACCTAAATTTGAACAACTAAAATTAATTTTAGGAGAAATCCATCATATTCTTTGTTCGCTGGTTCCCCATAGACCCGATATACATGAAAAAATTTACAATGACTTTTTTATCAGTGAACCTACAGAAGAGTTACAATATCAAGCTTTAAAATGGATTAAAAAATTTCAAGCTCCTTTGTGGGATAGTTACACATCAGAATGGGAAAAACGTATACCCGAAGATACAATTACATTTTTAAAAGAATATTATATGCATTTAGACAGAGTTCATGAAGAAGTTAAAGAATTAATGAAAAACAATACAAAACCCAAAGATTTGTCTGAAATAAAACTAAAAACTGGTAGATAAAATAATAATAAAATAGTGGTTATGATTCCTAGGAATCAAATTTTGAGTAGAAACTATAACCACCATTTAATTATTATCATCAAAAACTTCATCTTTTAATTTAGGATTTTTTACGTAAAAGAAAGAAAGAATTTCAATTACTTTATTTAAAGTTGGATTACAAACACCAACAATCTCAGAAACCTTTGATTTATTTGGTTTCTTTAACTTAAATATACGATTAGTGGTGTAATACAAAATCCCTGCTATTCTAGATTTTGTGTTAACACCAAGGAGATGATCATTACAATGTTGACTAATTATGTTCATCTTTTTCACAACTGAAAAATCAAGACCTAATTTAGAAACATATAACGAAAACATGTCCTCTGATTTAGTATCATGATAAAGAATCCATGAATACTTTGCATTTTTTTCAAAAATTTCTCTAAAAATCTTTTCTCCTTTTGAAAAATCTTTAGTATCGGTAATCTCAAACAAACCAATAATATCTTCCCTAGCCCTAGGAGTTTTATTAGAAATAGCTGAATAATAAACACAACACGCCTTCAAACCCCTCCTGTTAGCACCACGGGTTAAAATATCAGTCTTAAGAATAATACCCCAAAGAATTTTTGCATCATCAAGAACTGTTTGAGAAAGACCTAATCTTGCAACAACATTTTCAAAAGCATATTTACCTTCATTAAAGGCTCTTTGTTTGCTGGTATAACAAGTACTAATGGTTAATCTCTGAAGATTTTTAACATATTTAGTACCATCGGAGTTATAAAAAGTCATATACAAATTAGGAGTCCAAGTCCCTAAACTATCAAAAGGATTGGTAGGATCGAGAGAAGGACCACATCGCTGACCGCTTCCCATTCTCCCAAATTCATCACTGTAGTTATTCCATTCAGGTCCAGAATCGATAAGATTAGATTGAACAACAAAACCACAATTACAACATACAATTTGTCCTAAAGAGTTATCTTCTAAAAATTCACTATTGTCAGCATTACAATTGCTACATTTTTTTGAATTATTTACATCATCCGTACTGGGTATGTCATTCTCTTCATTATTGTCAGATAGACTTAGTGCTTGAGAAAAATGGTCCCATAAATTTTCTTCGTTAATTTCTGTCATTGTGTAATTGAACTAATAGTTAGTATATGTTCACAATTTCATATCTTTATTTAAACGAATACTTAAGTTTAATTATTTTTGTTTTTTTGATCATTTTCATTTAAAGAGTCCAAAATAATCATTTTAGAACTCAATGTGCAAATTTTTTCTGAAAATCTACTTTTAAATCCATTTAAATTCAAACATTTTAAAATATCTTTTTGTTTCCCTGTGACTAAACATGTTGTAAACGTATCAAGAGGATGAGTCACAATTAAACTACAAGTACTTGAAATAATTCCAATAAACGGTTTTGCCCAACAAGGAAAAATAGGTTTTAAAAATTCCTTTGTGGTAAAGTTAATAGAAACTCCAGGGGTAGTATTGCACAAACTAACTTTTAAACCTTTATAAAGTCGACCTACATTTATTTTTTTAGGAGGTTTTCGATGTACTTGAATGTTTTTTCTGATTGTCGTAAATGGATGACCCGCAGTAGTAGCTATACTAGCTGCTAATATACTTCTAAATAAAGGATGTATTGATTGAAACTGAGGTAAAGCATCAAATATTCCATAAAAACAAATTGCTGCTAAAGCATCTGCAGGTAATCCCCATTTTATACCTCTATATAAACCCTTTATACCTTCATTTTTGACAACATTTCCAGTTTGTATATTTGTCTTTATTGTATTCAATGGATAAGTTATCAATGTACTTGTTGTTTCTGCAATTAAACCATTTTTTATTTTGTAAAAATTGTAATCATTATCAGTATTATTGTTCATTTTCACAATACTCATAATTATTTCAAATGTTTATGTTTAATTTTTATTAACAAAATATTTTTAATTAACAATATGGAATCACTTATTTTGTCCTTTATACATCCTATAGGTTGGATTATATTAGGATTGTTATGGATTATCCTACCAGATTCAATACATCAAAAATTATCACTATCAATAAATATAAAAGAATATCCAAATAAATGGATTAGACTTATTATAGGACTAATATTTATTACTATAGGATGGGTTTTCTTACCCCATAACACAGCATAACAC